GCCATTATTAAATCCCTCCAGATTCTTTTAATTTAACTCAGTTAAAACATCGTAATCAACATGATAAACCTTAACTTTCCGCGTTCCGCCAAGTGTTGTTTCTTCGTCAAACTCATCGGTTATCAGATTTTCTTCAGTCATCCAGTGGTGGGTTGACCCTGTAACCGTCAATAAGCAATCGTTAAACAATTCGCGTTGCTGGAAATATATATTCTTTATCTCAGTCGAATCCATGTTTGATGAAAACAGTGATAACTGAATTAATGCGTTCGTAAATTCTTCTCCAAATGTCTTGAGTTTCGGTGCTGTGACTATTGAATATACTGCATAAGGGTAAACAGCATCGTCATAAGCATCGTTTTCAAATAATTGGCCATTAACACTTGTTTTAAACTCGTTATCCGTTAAGAACAGAGTGTAAATCGCTGTAGTTAAATTTATTAAGACATCTGAATCAGCCATGCTATACGCCTATTTTAATTCGGTAAAAACCTCAAAATCAATCGTGTAAATCAAAACTTTTTTCGTTCCTGAATCCGTAATGGTTTTATCAACCATTGTCGTTAAATTATCTTCTTTCATCCATATCATATACGACCCGGTTATTACCATCAGGCAGTCATCAAACAGGTCGCTTGCGTATCGATAAATTAATTGAATCTCGTTCGAGTCCATATTGTCTGAATAAATAGATAACTTAATATTAGCCGCTGTAAAATCTTGATCGAAAGTGTAAGTGCTTTTTGTTGAGTCAATACTATAAACAGCGTATGGGTAAACTGCATCCTCATCAGCATCATCTTCAAAAAGCTGACCGTTAATACTATTATAAAAAGCATTGTATTCTTCAGACCCTTGATCTATCGCTGGACCGACACCACCGATACCTTGATCACCAACTGCCATTAACGTTTCGATATCACTCGGCGTTGCGAATAATTCGTAAATTGATAAACACATGTTTTCTAAAACGTTACGGAGATCAGACATTATGCTTTAACCTCTTGAAGATTGAAGTCGAGCCACTCATCGTCTTCCTGCGGGTTGACCATTCCTGTCACAGCGAAGTACCTGTTCTTATAGCTTACCCTCCAGCTTGGCCGGATATCTCGTCTGTAACGGATAAACATTGTATGGGAAACTGTCATGGTGTCCTTGTCTGATAATCTCCCTTCTTTTGCCGATATTGGCAAAATTCTCGCCCAAATATCGGATGCGGCATCTTCCCATGTTGACGTGAAGCCACCCTTCCCATTCGACACCTTTCTTGGTCGCTGGAAAGTTACGATTTTATCCATTTGTGAAATGTCTCTACTGAAAAGTGTCATGGAGCCTGCTATTATAAGTCAAAATTTTAATTAAATCTTTAAGAGGTTGGTCCTCTCCACCGTGCCGCCAAATATTCTGTGCTGAAAACTTGATTGCAACCTGCAATTCTTCCGGAACTAACGCTGCTGACGCATATCCACAAACATAACGAATAGTTATCGGATTTGAAGGATAATCGGCGCCGGAAGGCCAAGACACGCCGTAAGGCAAAACAACGTAACCACAAGCCTCTCCGTTCGTCTCTACGAGATAATCATCAGAAACGGTCAGAGTTGTCTCGGCCCCATCCGAATCTTTCCAAATAACGCTTGTTACAGATACAAGGTTTCCATATGGTAATTTAATTCGATCACCGGCAGGAAAACTCTGAATCGAATAATCCCAAGTTGCAGTCATTAACTGCCGGCCAGTAATATCTTCCACACGGGCACGAGCGGCTTTCAAGACAGTCGTTAAAAGCGCATCTTCTGCTGAAGTCGGTGAATACTGAACAACAGTTGTTCCAAATTCACTTGCGGCAACCAAAACACTGGCGATTGTCCGAATGTAATCCTTGGTTCCAGTATATTCTTTTTCATAAACTACGTTATCATTTGCTTCGGTTATCTGATCGAACGCGCCGCCTGTCCAATCTGTCCATGTTATTTCATCCGCTGAATCCTGAATCTTAATGTCAACCGTACCACCAACTCCGTTTGTACCGGACTGAACCATTACAAGCGCCGTGTCTGATGTTACCTCAACCGAGTCGCCAAGTAAGGTATATCCGATTACAATCGCTTGAGTTCCAGGTGCGATTGACATAGTTTCGGTTGTGGATTCTACCAAAGTCCCGCTATCAATTTTTAAGTGCGCCTTTAGCTGAGAAATTGAAACTGGTTCAGATGTTGGTGGCGTTGCTTGGGTTACGATTAGCATTCTCTAACCTCGATTTTTGTCCCTGCACCGGCAGTCGGTTTTGTTTCCGTAGATAACCCGTTATAGGTTTTTATTGATTGTTCAACAAAGTCCATTGGTTATTCAGTTACTCCCTGCATAAAAACACAGATTGCACCCACTGGAACCGTAATCGTAACTTCTTGATTCACGCCGACTTCCATATGGGGGTTGAAATTCCACTGAAGCGATGAATTGGCACCGATAGAAATTGGACCGATCAAGTTTGCCGCGCCTGTTAATGTGAATGCTAATGCGCCGGCAGACCTGTTATTGAGCGTAACGTGTGCGATTTTGTGACTTTTTGTGGCATTGGCGGCAAGAATTGTTTCCCCCGCGTTTGCATCGGCAGAAACACCGTTTGCTATAAAGCCAATTTTAGCTTGGGGGGTCGTTATTGTAATTGCCATAATTTACCTCTTTAAGAAGTGGGGGTTTTTACACCCCCACGTTTAAATTATAAGAATTTCTTATGAGCGATTTTGCCATACGCGCACATAGTCTACTGACATTACACCAACACCAACACCGGATGCTTTATACAAGCCAAGGTGAGGCTGACACTTACTATTTGCAGTAGATGCCGCATTATTGAATGTGGTTGAAGTGCAAACCTTAACGCCATCGATATAGAATTTGATATCGGCCTGATCGGTGCAGTCAATACGGAAGATATTATATGTGCCAGCAACCAACGTGGTTGTAGAAGCCGCAGATGTATCAGTCGAGTTATCATCAGATTCACAAGTAACGATACCGCCAGCAGGTACTTCAAAACCAACACGATAAGCACTTCCGGCATCGGCCCACGCACCCCATAAACCGAAGGATGCGACACTACCCACTGTCGGCATTGTGGTTAAAGATAATCTGGCTTCAAAAATGGCACCCTGTGCAAGACTAAAAGTAAGTTGATCATCCCAGTGAATCGCTGCATCTTGTTTCTGGTCATCTGCGGTCAAGGAACAAAGTACATTTCCATTCACGCCGTCTGCTGTTTTCGCTACGGTTGTCGGTGCGGCACCTACCAGCATCTTTGTCCATTTACAACCAGACTCTGCCGCCGCAGATGCGGGGATAACAACGTCAGCCCCATCAAAGTTATCATAGAAACTTACCGGAAATAACGCCAGTAATGTTTCATATGTTGAGTTATCATAGAAAACCTGTCGTCCTGAATTATGCCAATTGTATTTACAATCTGTCTGTCCCATTCTGTTCTCCTTCACTCTTTCGAGTACCTTATAGGTAAAGTATTGTTTATGCTCTCAATTGCCAAATTTTTATATAATCACACAACATTGTCGCCTGACTTGTCGCTGCCGTTTTCGTGCATCCGAAATAAGGCTGCATTTTAAGATTAGCACCGGTAGATGCGTTAGCAAACGTTGTCGAGCCGCACACTCTCACACCATCGATATAAAACTTAATATCGGTCTGAGTTGTGCAGTCAATCCGGTAAATATTATAAGTCGATGCGACCGCCGTAACTCCGGTATCAGCGGAGGTGTCTGTGGCAGCATCATCTTCTTCGGCGTTCACTGTGCCGGCATTAAGAATTTCAAAACCGACTCTGTGTGCGGCACCTTCTGCAACCCATGCTCCGCCCATTCCGAATATGCCCCTTGCTGTTGTGGCATCCGGTAAAACAGACATTGCAATCCGGGCTTCAAAAATCAAACCCTGTGCAATTGAGAAAACAAGTTGATCATCAAAATCCATTTCAATTGTCTGAACTTCCGATGTATTGTCAAGATCGAGTTCGATAACGCCGTTTACAGCGTTTGCTAATTTAGCGCAAGTCGGGGAACCTGCGGCTGAAACATCTTTTACAACCCATTTGCACCCAGATTGGTCAGAACCAAAAGCTGGGATAACAACATCCGCTCCTAAAAAATCATCATAAAAAGCAATTGGGTATTGCGCTAACAAGGTTTCATATGTTGAATTATCCCAAAAAACCTGCTTCCCTGTGTTTCCTCGCCAATTGTAACTACAATCTGTCTGTCCCATTCTGTTCTCCTTCACTCGTTTGAGTACCCATATAATATGGGTAAAGTTGATTGTTAATTATTTTTTCTTTGATTTCGCCGGTCTACCCGGTTTTCTTGCTACAACTGTTTCTGTTTTTTGCGGAATTACTTCTTCCGGTTCGACTTTTTCAGTGGCTTCTAATTCGGCTTGGGCTTTTGCCTCCGCTTCTTCATCTGCTTTAATCTTGGCTTCCGCATCTTTCTTGGCTTTAATTTCAGCATCTGCTTTGGCTTTAATCTCGGCGGCTTCCCTTGCCTTAGCATCCGCAATAACCTTAGCTTCTGCCTGTTCAGCGGCTTCCTTTTCAGCCTTTGCCTTAGCCTTTATCTCCAAGTTTGCCCTTATAGCCTTGTCGTCTTCATCGGCCTGCCTTTTTTCATATTCGGCAATCTGTATATTATCAATATGTGTTTGATAAGGAATTGCCGCATCTTGGTGACACAACTTAATGGCGAGTTGCCTTTCAACGTAATCGTCATCACCTACCTTATAATCTTCATGATCTTTTAAAAATACTATCCTTGCTGTCATTACTATTCCCCCTCTTTTGTAATTTTCGGCAATAAATCCGTCTGGTGGTAAGTGACATAAGCTGGGAATAACGGTTTGCCGCCAGTATATTCTGCGTATGTGTCATCCCCATGCTTCCACGCCCACTCAATCCACCCCCTTTGGATGTGCCACACAACATGCTCTGGTTGTGCTAACTTGAGATTATCGTTAACTATATACTGATCAATTAGGTCTTCGATAAATTCCTGCTCAGGTGTGATTGTCCATGTTGATGAATCATTAATAAGGTGTTCGTATTCAGTGCAGGCGCGTTTCAGGATAAGGCGTTTTGTCCTGCCGTTTTCATCAACCTCTTCAAGCAAAGGGGCCAAGAATTCATTCTCTACCATCAATTTCTTTACGGTGTCGTAACAAGCCAGCCCTGCTTCGATGCTTTTATTGTAAAAATATCCACCGTATAACCCGTTTACAGACTCTCTCGTTTCAATCCCACATTTGCAAGACAATCCGGATTGTTTTTGGATGCTATGCAAGTTAAACAACTGCTTCAATGTTCTGGGTTTTACAACTACCTTCCAACACGATTGACAGTGCCTTGGGACGAATGCTTGGCCAGCAGGTAATAATCGAGATACCGCATTAAATGTTATCTGGTGCCATAATCCACAATCCAATTTAATAGTGTTTTTTACATAGACCCATGGCACATCTGCCGACAAAGAAATTTGCCGAGCCTTCAGTTTACCGTCTTCCGGTCTTAGGTAAAAACTACCGTTATCCAGAAGCGGCTTTAAAATCGTCAGAATATCATACGATTTTAAATGGTCGTATGGATTCTTTACGTATTCTTCACCCATTGATTAATATCCCCCTCGTTCTTTAAGAAGGCTCCCCAGCCAATCTGGGGAGCCATATTTATCAATGCTCAGT